TCATTCCATATTACAGTTGGAAAATAACTATTTATAAACATTATTTAAAAGGCCTCCCTAAATGCCATACCACAAGACTATATCTTGTGCCTGATGTTACTGGTTTAACTCTATGCCACACAAAACTAGGAAACACAATTATAGATCCTTTTGGTAATATCTCTTTACATTGTACCCTATGTTTTGATTCGTCTCTCATATGTGGATCGTAGTTTCTAAAATCAAATTCTAATTCACCACCTTTGTATTCTGAACCATCTGTTAACTGACAAGTCATAGATAGTTTTCTAATTTTACCGTTGTCAGGTCCTTCTTTTTTATAAGGTTTATCCCAACTATCACAATGCCAATCGTAGTATTGGTTTAGTTTATATTTTGTAAATTGACAAGATTCCGATCTGTCCCACTCAAAATTCCAACCTGCCATTTCATTTGCTTTATGTACATAAGGATGTAATTCTTTGTATATCCAAGTATCATTAAGCCATACTAAATCAGAATTTCTTTTTCTTTTTAAATCTAATACTTCTTCTTTTTTTAATTTTCTATCACCATAACCACCTGTTCTAGCCATAACTTCTTTTTGTGATTTAGCATACTCTATAACATCATCACAAAATTTAGGTGTAAGCACACCACTAAAATACCAGTAGTAATTAGATATATTCATAAGTTATTGTTTGCACAAAGTTTAAACTATCTTTTTGATTATTAGTTAAATAATACATATTAGTTGAGGGAAACATTATAAATCTGTTATTTAAAAGTGGTATATCCCAAATTCTTCCTTTACGTCTGTTATCTTCATAATGTATTTTAACATTACAATCTTTAACTTTAACACCATATAAAAATGTATAATCTGGTGAGTTTCGTAAATCTACTGGATCTATATTTAATAACGGAATTGTAGTCTCGTTAGGTTTATACATATTACCCCAAGTATCTTTATTTATTAATTGAAAATTATATTTAAGATTAATATGCTCTCGTATATATGTGTTTAACATATCCCAAGTTCGTGAGAAGGGAAAATCTTTATTTTGAATTATTGATTGTAAAATATCGTTTGATAATTTATCTCGGTCAATGTCCCAATCTTTAGGCATTGCCACATCACCATAATGTAAAGCTTGTTCACTTAAAACTGTCTTATGCATACCACCACCATTTTTAATTTATGCGTTCTGATCTGTCAAGTCCCAAGTTTGGCCAGCTTCATTCCACTCATAACGCCATCTGTGAGTGCCAGCTTCATTTTGTGAAATTTGTTCAGCTGTTAATGCAGGAACATCGCCGATTGGTGATTTCCAACATGCAGTTGTAATATCTTTTACCCAAGATGGATAAGGTTTTTTAGACCAAAAGATTTGATTATCTTCGTCCCAAGTATAACCTATACCGGCGTAATTTCCTCTTAATGGTGTACCACCCAATCTATGTGTATTAGCTGTTGTATTGTATGAAGTTTGAATCCACATTGCAGCGGGCCAGTTATTATGTAATTCTAAATATTGTTGACCTACTGATTCATCTTCAACGCCATCAGCGTTCTTCATATCATTATTACCACAAGTTAATACTGCAATAACTTTTCCATTCATTCCTATTTTTGCAAAATGTGCCATAATTATTCTCCTTATATCTTATTTTTAATTGTCATTCAATTATTTATATTTATATCTTATTACCACAATTCCTGAACCACCACCATTACCTGCATTGTCTGATATTGGACCGTTTTCATTTCCTGCACCACCCCCACCATCGCCTGTATTATCGGCTGCTACATGAGTATCACCTGAAGGAGATTGGTCACCTCCACCATTACCACCTCTTGAATATTGAACAGATGAACCTGTAATTGAAGTTGAAGCTCCAGCAGTAACAGTATTAAAACTTGAATTTGGGGCTGAATAACCATCAGCTCCAACAGCAGTGGCTCCGCCACCTGAAGCACCTACCCATCCTGAAGTAGGAGAAGGATTAGTACCACCGTCATTTCCTTGAGCAGGACTTGTTGGAGGAGTATTACCAGATCCTCCTGGAGACGTTCCTGGTCCCCAACCAGCACCACCACCGCCTGAACCACCTGATAAACCAGCATTACCACCTGGTTGCCAACCACCACCGCCACCGCCGGCAGCTGATGTAATTGTTGAAAAAGTTGAGGGTGTTCCGGTAACTCCCATAGGATTAGTACCACCAGTAGTTCTATCTGGTCGTGCCGCTCCACCACCGATTGATACTGGAAAAGTTGTTACTGTTGCTGTAATTCTATTAGGTGCAGCCGAATATCCATCTAATGGACTTGCTGAGTAAGAAGTAACAGGACTTTTTACTTCTCTAAATCCACCGGCGCCACCACCACCACCAACATCATATCCACCACTTCCACCACCTGCAACCACTATATGTGAAACTATATTATTAGCAGCAACATCAGAAATCTGTGTTACTTGAAAAGTACCAGGTCCTGTAAAAGTATGAATTTTACAATCGCCACAACAAGTTATTGCGCCACCTGTTGCTACCATGTATATATTAGTGTTAGCTGATGATTGTGAACCATCATCAGTTACTAACCAACCTTTTGTTGAATCTATATAAATTAATGTAACGGCTATACCTGCTGTTTGTAGTATTGCATTATTAGTTGAACCACCAATTTTTTCTGAACCATTAGCAATTAATGTACATTTATTATTATTAAAATTTTCTGCATAATCTTTAATAGCAACTACTGCACCAGCAGTTCCTGCTGGTAATGTTACATCTATTACACCACTTGTTGTATCTACAAAATATCCCTCACCAGCTACTGCTGTAAAATCTCCTGTTTTAACTGTTGTGCTCCAAGAAGCTGAACCTGTTGCACCAAAGTTTGTTGCTGTACCTTGGTTATTAATTGTTGCACCTGCAGGAATTGTAAATGTATCGCCACTATCTCCTAATGTGACTGTACCACACGCTGCTCTTGGACTAATTTTATTTACTTTTATTTCACTCATAATTTTTACCTATTGAAATTTGTACCTTATTATTACTATACCTGAGCCACCGCCACCACCTACATGTGGTCCACTACCACCTGCACAAGTACCTCCGCCACCACCACCGGTATTAATTGTGGCGTTTTGACCAGCTCTGTTTGGCATAGGAGCGGAACCTCCACCAAAACCTCCATCTCCACCACCACCTTTACCACCTGAAGCGGCACTAGGATTTTCATTTGCTCCACCTCCACCACCTGAATAATATCTATAAGAACCACACGATTCACCATTAGCACCAAAAGCTGTTGGTATTCCTGCTCCATCACCTCCTACACCACCTGCAGATGGTGAACCTCCTGAACCTGCATTTAAAGCACCACCTCCACCTGACGCTCCATATGCTGTACTCCCAGAACTTGAAGATCCTCCAGGTTGTCCTTGAGGAGGAACTGTTGGAGGAGTATTTCCTGCTGCACCTGTTCCACAATAATCTGATCCTCCACCGGATCCTCCTGTTAATGCAGGATAACCATCTGGAGTTCTAGCACCTCCACCTCCACCACCTGCTGAAGTTATTGTTGAAAAAGTTGAAGGGTTGCCTGAAACTCCTGATGGTGAAGCTGCACCACATGGGTTTGGCGCCCCCGGACCTCCTGATCCTACTGTTATTGGATAAGTTGTTGCTGTAGCTGTTATAACATTACCTGGAACTGGTGAACCACATAGAGGTTTTCCTGGAAATGTTAAAGGTGCTATACTTGGTGAGATATATCTAAATCCACCTGCTCCTCCAGCACCACCAATACAGTTTGCAGCTCCTCCACCTCCGCCAGCTGCTACTAAATATTCTAAATTATTTGGGTTTCCTGAAGGGCCGGGAGCTAGAGCACCAACTATGAAACTTCCAGGTCCTGTAAATGTATGAATTTTATAATCTCCACACTCAGTTTCTGTTCCACCTGATGCAGTTAAAAAAGCTGCTCCTACTTCAGTATTTTCTGCATTTTGAACATTAATCCAACCTTTTGTTGAATCAACATAAACAAATGTAGCGGCTTGACCATTTACATTTAATGTTGCACTAGCTGCAACACCACCAATTTTTTCTGAGCCATTTGCTGTTACGGATAAATTATATGTTGCAAAATTTCTAGCGTAATCAGAAACTGCAACAATAGCTCCAGCACTACCCGCTGGTAAATTCATTGTTAAAGCGCTTCCTGAATTTACAAAATATCCTTCGCCACTCACTGCTGTAAATGTAGTGGTTTTTGGAGTTGTTTGCCAGTCTACTGAACCTTCTCTACCAAAACCTGTTTGACTTGCACCAGCGGCTAAAGAAATTGTATCACCACTAGCGCCAATAGTAATTGTATTACTATTCTCGTTAATAATGTTTTGACCGCATTGGTTTTGTATGTTGTTTACTTTAATTGTACTTGTCATAATTATTGAAATTTATACCTTATTATTACTATTCCACTACCACCAGCTGCACCTTGTGAATACGTAGCACCATTAGCAGAACCAGCTCCACCACCACCACCAGTATTAACTGTTCCTGCCGTTGCAATATTAGTAGAGTCACAAGCACCTGCTCCACCACCACCCTCTCCACCTTTTCTACTATCGATTGGGACTGGACCGCAATTACTTGATCCACCTCCGCCACCAGCATAAGCTACTGGACTTCCTGTAATAGTTGTTGTTGCACCATTTCCTCCTAATCCAAATTGAGATGTACAAGAAACGGGATATGATCCGCCTGTTCCATTTTGACCTGCCGCAGTAGCTCCACCACCACCACCTGATCTTGCTCCTCCATGGACGTGCTGACCTGAACCACCAGCAAAACCTTGAGCCGGAGTTGTACTAGGTGTATTTCCTGCGCCACCGGGTTGTGAAGTCATCGGGCCTGCTCCTCCACCTCCACCTGATCCACCTGCTACTCCAGGAGCATCTCCGCCTCCGCCACTACCACCACCAGCAGATGTTATAGTATCAAAAACTGATGGTGAACCCATACCACCATTTGCACTTGCACCAGGGCCAACAGGTCCTCCACCACCTACTGTAATTGGATAAGGTGAAGCTGAAACTGTAATTCTATTACCAGGAGTTGGATAACCATTTAATGGAGATCCTGTATAAGGTGAACCTGGGCTTACTACTTCTCTAAATCCGCCAGCACCACCAGCACCTGCAAGGTGTGTACTAGAATATGGATATGCACCATATCCGCCACCAGCACCACCAGCAACTACCATATAAGAAACTAAATTATCCGTTGCACCTGCTGCCGCTTGTGAAACACAAAAAGTTCCTGGATTTACAAATTTTGCTATTTTAACATTAGCACAACACGGAGCTGTAGTTAAAGTATTACAAGCTCCACTGACAGTAGCAATAATATAAGGAGGGGATCCTCTTACATTAGAAGTTGAATCCATAGTATTAATCCAACCTTGAACACCATCTACATAAACAAATGTAACTGATTGACCTTCTGTACTTAAAGTTGCATCTTCATTTAACGAACCTATTTTATCTGTTCCATTTGGACTAACAGTCACACTATATGTTTGCCACGTCGCTGCGTAATCCGCCATAGAAATTATATCTCCAGCAGAACCTGCTGGTAAATTAAGTGTAATTGCGCCTCCTGTTGTATTTAAAAAATATCCTTTTCCTGACACTCCTGTTACGGGAGAATCTCCTGTTACTTTTGGAGTTGTAATCCAATCGACTGTTCCTGTTCTACCGAAACCAGATTGACTAGCACCAGCGCCAAGAGTTACCGTATCACCAGATTCACCTAATGTTAAAGTAGTTCCGCATTGTGGTGCAACTGTGTTTACTTCTATTTTTGACATTATACTATTACCAAAGTTCCTGTTACTGTTATAGTTGCAGGAATAGTGATAGGTCCAGCTAAAACTGCACTTTCAATTGTTTGCGTACCATCTATTGTAGCCGCTTGATTATTTATAAATTCATTGGGAGAGGTTTGCCCTCCGATATATTGAATACCGTTTACTACTGCTGTCATAATTCCTCCTACGAACTAATTTGATTAATGTATGAAGTAACAATATCTAAACTACTTGATGTATTTGATAATGCATTTAATACATCACCATTTTTTAAAACAATTTTAGCTCCGCCTTGAATTAATTCGATTGCAGAATTGGGTGGAATTACAACACCTTTTGCAAGGTATTTATTGCCACTATTTGTAATGTAAACATCAACTTCAATTGTAGAAGTTAAAATATTACAACATCTAATTCCTATGACTGCATCATAATCCGCTCCAGTTACAAGAGTTTGTGCAACTGTTCCTACTGCTGATTGTAAATTGTTTCTAAAATTTTGTGCCATATTTTTTTCCTATTTATAACGCCACGGCCATTGCTAATGCAAAGCCAGCTGACGCTGCTCCTACTGGTGTTCCTGTCGAGTCTAAGTAGACAGACTTACTTGCAGGCATCGTACAAAATACATCGAGAGTGCCTGAGAAATTAATTTTTGAAGTATTACCTAAAGAGTTACTTAAAACAGTATCTCGTGCAAGAGTATCAGGTGTTGAATCAGTTACTGTACCAATACCAACTTCCCAATTACTTGTACCCTGAGCATTAATAGCATAGTAAGTTGTATTACTATTACCTATTCCTGCAACAAAAGTTACAAAACCAACTGAAGCACCAGCAAGATCTAACGTGCCTGTGCCTGTTGTTGTACTAGTTTCTTTTACTCTGTCATTTAATACTAAAGCCATTAATTATTCCTACGGATTTCCAGTTATACTTAGTAAAGCGCCAGATCCTGAAGGTGCTCCTGCTGTTGCACTTGGAAAAGTAACTTTAAAATCACCAGACGTAGAAGTAATGTCCCCACCAAAATCTAAAATTGCTACTAGATATTGATTAGCTGTTGTTCCTCCAGGTGCTACATATTTATATAATACACCTGTTCTTGCTGTGATTGTAGAACTTGTCCATGTAGGATCAGTTGTAAAATCTACTGTTGTATAATCTCCTGTTTGTGCCACGACTCCTTGACCTGTAGTTTTTCCATCTGTTGTATAGTTAGTTCCAACTGTACCAACTTGATTAGCATCAGCAGACGAATAAACTGTAGAACTTGCGGTGTAGGGTGTAGCAGTAGTAAACAAAGCGAGATAATACGAATCTAAAGCAGATAAGTCATGCTGTCCTTTTAGGATCCCTTGTTTAAAAGCATAAGGTACTACATTTGCCATATTTTTTTCTCCTTAATTAATTTGTTCCGTAACTTGATGGCGGTTTAGATTTTAATTGTTGACGAATCATGCCATCTTCGTATTCGTCTCTGCGTCTGTAACCAATTTGTTCGGTTGCGTACGTGGTAAGAGCATTTTCATATTGCCCTTGATAGTATTGTATCATATCTTGTGGACCTTTCAAGTATCCAAATGTATTTATCAAACACCCATATAAAAGCAAGTCTTGATATTTGTTAGACAGATAAGTTCCTAGTCCCGCATAATTTACAGGAGTAGTTTCGGTAATACTTGGAGCTTCTTTATTATAAGCTAATGTTATAGCGTATGTTTGATTAGGAGTTGGAGCCACCACCCAAAATTCTTCATCCCAATTACCATAGTATTTAGGAATATCTACAGCTTGAGCTCCAGGTGTAGAATAATATTCTGCCATAAAACTAGGATCTCTTTGCTCTAAAAAAGTTTGATTGCCTGCGGTATCTTTTAGTTGAACATAATTAATAGATCTTAAATCTTGTGGAATTGTAACATATCTATTTCCAACAATTAAAGTAGATGTTGCATAGTGAGCATTTTGATCTGTAGGAACAGCTCTTAAAATTGCATTTTCAGCATTTTTAATTTGAGTTGCTAAAACTGCATCTGTTAAAACTGTATCAGATACTTCTGTGTATCCTCTAATATCTGATTGTAAATTTGCTAAAGTATATGCCATATTATAATGCCTCCAATGTTACGGGTCCAGCTGAACATCCGCTAAAGCCACCTTTGACTCCACTAGTAGTAGCAGCATCAGCGCTTTGAAAATAAAAATAACTAATTGGATTAGTTAACACATCACTTGTAGTATTACCAGTTACATTTCCTGCTGCATCTATTTTTCCTAACTGAATTGTAAAACCATTTGCAGAATCAATATCTGTTACACCAGCAATATTAGGTATAGCACTAAACGATTGTAAATTATAAGAGTCAGCTCCACCAGAGCCACTTGAAATAACTAAAGGTGCTCCTCTTAATCTAACTTTACTATCAGCTTTTCTTTGATGATCTAATGAATAAACATTAACATAAGTATTACCCCCAGAAATAATAATTTCAAACGGGTTAGGATCTAATAAAATTAATTGAGCTGTTGAAGCAACTTGAGGTCTTGGATTTTGTAATGCTTGTGGATCATTACCAACTGGTTTAGGTTCAAGTTGTGGTTGTTTTGGTTCATACTCTGAGTAATGAACTAACGATCCATTCCATTCTCTAACCATTTCTGTATAAGGAAATCTTAATCCTGATCTATCAGAAATTGCTAATGCTTGTTTACCTTTTGCAAAAACTCCCATTATGACATTACTCCATCACCATAAAATGTTTGCGGAGAAATAAATGTAGATGTACCTTGATTGTCTGCATCTAAAGCTCTTAACATTTCACTTTCATAAATTCTTTCAAGATCTAAAGTTCTTTCCGGAGAAAATTTCATACTTAAATAATATGCAAGACCTGACATCATGCATGGATAAAATCTGTTTACTACATCAGAAACATTTGTATATGCTCCTGGGTTTTCTATTTTAGATAAATAATAAAAACAAAATTGATAACCACTTGGTGTACTTGTGCTTGATACACTAGAGGATGGTGTAGCATATAAAAAAATGCTAGGATTAATTTTTCTTTCTACATAATATTGAGAAGGAGTTCCTTGTGTTAATTTATTTGGAGTAGCATTATATGTAGATCTACTTATTTGAGTTAACGCAATATCTTGTGGTGCAGTTGTAGTAGTGTTGTTTCTGTAAAAAGCTTCTAAAGTATCACTAATATCATTTGGAAAATTAACAGAATCAGTTGCATAACTATATTCTGCTTGACCCAATACTAAAGGTACTTTAGCTAATTTTACTTTCCATAAATGTACACCTCTATTTTCCCATTCTTGAAACATTATATTTAATGATCTTCTTGCAGATCTTAATTGATATCCAGTTCTTGTACCTCTTATATTAGTTCTTTCAAAAGCTTCTTCTATAATATCATCTATTGCTGGATTAAACTTATCTGTAATTCCAGAAGATGCTGTGATAGTAGGTGCAGAACCACCCATACCAGCATGAGCTGTGCAATAATAAAATAATGGAGGTACTGTTTGATCTGCTGTTGTAGTTGAATTACCTACAATAATTGTAGTATTTGATCCTGCATTTCCGGATACTCCTGTAGTAGTTACACCTGTTGTATAAGCTCCTGCTGGTGAGTTATTTGGATTTGTTGAAAATGCAAAAATGTGAGTAAGGTTAGAAGTAGCCGACGTATCAAAGATATATGTATTACCTTCTTGTAACTGAATAGTCGGGCTAACCGTACCATTAATATAGTACTTACTTCCTGTACCATATTGGTTAGTACCAGTTGCAACCGTAACTGTATAAGTAATAGTCGCCATGTAAAAACCTTATCCGCCAGTTATAGTTAAAGTAACGCTTCCGCTTGTTCCAGCTAAATTATAAACAATTCCATTTTTAAATAAAATACCAGAACCCGGAACATAAACTTCTAATCCTTCTGTACCATAATTATAAGTAGCTACTGCTGCTCCTGGTGTAGCTGCATCATCTGAATCATATAAAATTAAAGTTGAACTAGCTATTCCTTTTCCTTGAATAGAAGTAACTCTAGCTCTACCTGCTCTTGATAAAGTATCAGAACCAATAGTAGCAAGGTTTAGGGTTGTTTGATCACTTGAATATGAGTTTCCCATTTGTATTATTCTCCTAATTTATTCTATGCTCCCGAAGGAGCATAGATAATTAATTAATTACTTTCAGCGCCGTTTTTTTCGTCGGCAACGAAGTAGTAAAGAGTACCACTTGCAGAACCGGCTACAGATGCGTTAGCTGTATGAGTAACTGTTACTTGTTCTCTTGCACCAACTCCATTTACAATAGCTGGTCCGTATTCAACACCATTAATGATTGTTGAGAAACCACCTAATGCTGCGCCATCAGTTGCGCCACCTACTACTGATAAAGATTTTGCATTAACATCTTGTGCAATTGCAAAAGCATTTGGATCAGCAACTACAAGACCAGTTCCTACTGGAGTAAATCCAATATCTTGAGTAGCACCACCGCCACCAGCAGCATCCCAAATTACAATTTGGTATACCACAGCACCTTTTGGTAAAACTACTGAAGTTGTATCTGTTTCTGATTTTTGTACATTTCCATCACCTGCTGTTAAAGTATTAGTAATGTGAAAGTTTGCTGTTGCACACATAGAGCCAGCTATTGAAGTTCTTAAGCCGTCTCCGTTTTCTCTAACGTTTCCTAAAAAAGTTGTGTTAGCCATATTAATATCCTCCTAGATATTTTAAATACAGTCCCTAGGGAAGTCGACTATATGCGTCTGTATTCAATAAGTTTATTTAAATATATAGTAAGGTAGTTATAACTGATTTTTTAGTAGAGTGCAAGAGAGCCTGTAATGTGGAGTGAATTTTCCAACGATGTAGCTTTTTATTAAGTAGCTACAGAAACTTGCGGAGCTGCGTCTTCGACAGTATTCTGTCTGTGAGCAATAGCTGCTTCTTCCAGCTTAATGTCAGTAATGACTTTTTTAACTTTGTCATCAATTCTGACCATTTCAAGAGTATACTTACCATTGTCAATATGCTCTTGTTCCCACTTCAACTCCAAGGACCTTTTTTGTTTGTATAGGTCTTGTATCATCAATAACCTCCTCATAAGTTATTCGATTTATCTCGTCTGAGTAATTATTTCC